CGTACAAGGTCGGCGATTTGCTGGCCATCGACGAAGCATCGAGCGGCACGGCGCTTGAGGATCAAGTGTTCGTCAAGGTAACTGACGCCTCGTTGGCCGTAATGGTTGTCACGGAAAACAAGGGCACGACAACGAAGGTCTTTGCCCTGCCGCTAACGCAGTGGACGCGGCCCAGCGCGCCGCAGTCCAGCTTCAAGCTCGTCGCGCAAACGATTGCGATGAACGATGCGGCCGTGACGCTTACCAAAGTACCCGGCACACCGACCGGCACGTTTCTCTACGGCAACTGGCTACTCGTCGACCCGGAAGGCAATACCGAAATCCTCAAGCTGCCGCCCGAAGCCGACATGGTAAACGAAGTCGTGCTTATCAAAAACACCGGCGGCGAAACGATCACGCTGCAAGACGATGGCGGCGGCGCCGTCGCTACGATTGCGACCAGCGAGCTGTGCTACGCGCATTGCGACGGAACGACCTGGACGGTTCATCAGATCGTCTTCACCACCTAACCGCTTGCTTACAAACCGACAGGGATTCAGCCATGTATACATTCCGCGAGTTGCGCAAGACGCTCGATGGCCGCATTGCCGAGCTTGGCGAAGGGCCGGGCCGGCGCCGCTTCGTCGAAGAGATTCACGAGGCAGTCGGTTTGCGCAAGCATGACGAAGAGACTGGCGAGCTAATCGAATCGTTTGACGAGGGCGGCAAGAAGGTTTTGGCCGAGAACAGCGTCAAGGCGAATCAATTCAGCTTTGCCGAAATGGCGGAAGCGATCGGCGGGCGCGAGTTCCTGGAGTCATTCAGACCCGGCAGTAATGACCGCAGCGACACGCTCGAATTATTGGAAGCCGGCCCCGGCGTCGACCCGACAGCGTTTCTCAACATCAATACGTTTAGCGCAGCTGTTGGCGGTTTGATCGAAGCAACGATCCTGGAGAATTTCGAGAATCCGGCGTTCATCGGCGACCAGCTCTTTGAGACGATCCCGACTAAGAAGAACGGCGAGAAGATCATCGGCACGTTCGGCTTCGGGTCAACGGACGGCGATACCTCGCGCAAGCCAGGTATGCCGCACCCAAGATCGCAGTTCGGTGAGCGGTGGGTCGAGACTCCTGAGTTGGACGAAAAGGCGCTAGCCTGCGAGGTCACGCAAGAGGCGGTGTTCTACGACCTGACAAACGAGGTTCTACAGCGTGCGGCTGGCGTCGGCGAGATTCTTTCCTACGGCCGCGAAAAGACGATGCTCAAGCTATTCTGCGGTTCGACGAATAGCTACGTCTACGGCGGGACGGCCTACGACACGTATCAGGCGACAACGCCTTGGATCAATACGCACGCGAACATCGCTGTTGACTATACGGACATCGACAACGCGTTGGCATTGTTCGCCAACATGACCGATCCCGAGACGGGCCGCGAAATCCTGGTCATGCCCGATACGATCGTCCATATGCCGCGCAAGGCGAGCGTGTGGCACTTTATCTTGAATTCGACGGAACACCGCTACGGAGACCCGGCGAACCATCAATCGCTATCCACGCCGCCGCCGTCCGTCAATGCCACCTACAAGCTGCTATCGAGCGTCATCCTGCGGAACATCATCGACGCCGACTTGAGCGAGAGCCAGTCCGAGGCGGACGATTATTGGTTTATCGGCCAGCCGAAGAAGTGCTTCAAGTGGATGGAGGCATGGCCGCTTCGCGTTCGGCAAGCATCGGCCAATGAGTTTGTCATGCTCGATCGCGGGCTGATCGCAGCTTACTTCGCCAACTACCGTGGCATCGGGGCCGTTGCAGAGCCGAGATTCATCGTCCGCAATACGGAAGACTAGCGATGGCTAAGAAGAGTGAAGCAAAGGCCGATCCGGTTGTTGAGCCAGCCAAGGTTGCGCCAACTGAGGTTGCGCCAGTCGATCGCGTATTTAGCGTGGAGATTGACCGCTGCCTATTAGGCGTCAAGCTCATTCGCGCCAAAGACGAGGCTGAAGCGCTCGCCAAGTACAAGGCACCCTGCGGCATTACCAAGCACCGCGGCACGGCAACGATACGCTTGTGCGATTTCGGGCCGGATGCCGTTCCTGAAGGCGTGACGCTGTTTGGGGGCTAATCGTGGCCCTGACCGACGAGCAAAACCTGGAGGAGCTTCGCACTTGGCGCGACAACTTGATTGCGGCGCTAAAGACCCCGGAAACCGTCAGCGCGTTTGGTGGGATGCCGGACCATAGCGGAGGAAACAGTATCGGCAGGATGTCGGGCCGTGCGCAGCTATTGAGGGAGCTAGAAATCGTTGAGGCCAAGATCGATGAAGTCCAGGGGCGCGAGCCATATATGAGAGAAGCCCGCGGCGTGACATGACTTTCAACCCACGCACGGCTTACGCCAACGACTACCAATATTTTGACTTGACGGAAACAGCCGACTACCACCCCGACAATCAGGGACTTGAGGCAAACGACGACGCCTATCGAGCAACCATTCCAGGAATCAAAGTCCGCGAGATCACGGACATAACAAAATCCGACTATATCGCCGTGACCTTGGGCTTGGAATTAACAAACGAGTCCAAGGTTTTTGTTTGTTGGAACCCGACTGGATTCGACTTTGACCCGCGGCCTAACGACGTCATTGAATCAACAGAGGAAGAAAGCGAGTCGCCCGGTAGCTGGCTGATTAAGAACGCCATCAAGTCGCCGTTCAGCCATTGGGTGGTTGCGGTGGATAAAGGTTACGAGAACGAGTAGTGCCCGATTTAACTTTCCCGCTGGAGGCTTCGGTACTCGGAACGCTCTGGCTCGAAACCAAAGCGAGGGTTCAGGATTTAGCGCTACCTGGGATTGAAACCGGGCGCGTAGTAATCCAGCAAGTTCCTTGGTTATTGGAGCAGCAGAAAGTCCCTTGCATCATTGTTTCTCATGACACGACCACCAGCGACCCGGACAAGGGAACGAACGAGAGGGACGACGTAGTTTACCGATACATCATCAGCTTTATTTTCGCCAACGATAGGGACGTGACGGACTCGGGCGCCGGGATCATGGCGCATTGGTTCGAGACGGTACGCAGGGCGATGCAGAACAAAACCCCTAATACGTGGCCGATTGATTTGCCGAGCGGAACGGTTTTGAGAAGTCGGGTTCCTGGGACGCATTCACTGCTCATGGTCGAAGCCAAAAAGCTGGGGCTGAACGCGATGTTTATGGCCGTGGAGTTCGATGTCAGGGAGCCGCGGGAATGATTCGTTGCGGAATGACAAATCTGAGTACGCGATGCCCGGAACATACATACTTAAAAGTCTCGATGATCTCCAGGCGCTCTACGACGATATCGCGCTCCAATTCGAGGAGATGGACTACGTGCCGTTTCTGTACGAAGAACTGCCAAGACTTGAAGCGTTCCACCGAGAGCGATTCGCTACGCAGACGGACGCCACCGGAGCGGCCTGGAAGAAAAACGCACCCCGCACAATCAAGCGTAAGGGCCATACGCGCATCCTTAGAGGTATCCCCAAGGAAGGCCACCGGCTCTCTAAGAGCCTCACACAACGCCTGCGGCATTCGACAGAAGACGCCGTACGGGAAGTCGTACAAACCGATTCATTCGCCGGGCTCTCGTTTGGAACTACAAGACCCTATCACGCACAGAACCAAGACGGAACCGCCCGCATCCCGGCAAGACCACACCTTGGGATGAATGAGAAGTTCGTCGACGGAGTAGCAACCCGTGCCGTGGATTACTGCCTAGCCGAACTAGCAAAGTGAAATGCCGACTTACACGTTTTACGGCTGCACGATTGAAGTGGCTAAGGGCGGCCAGTCGGCTAAGGCTACGCGCCATTTGGATGCGGACGGGAACGCACTCAAGCCGCCGCAGTCTGCCGAGTTCCAAGTGATTAGCGAAAAGGATGCGCCTACTCCTCAGGTGCAAGCCGAGCGATGGGCGAAGGGGAAAGTGGTTAATCCGAAAGCGGCAAAGACAGATTGGCCCAACGATAAACCTGCAACACTCACCAAGCCAGAAGCCGAGCGGGTGGCCAAAGAAACCACCCCGAAAACAAAGCATAAGTAATGGCTAACGACGCCAATTATGGATTCGAGCACCGCTTCGCGTTCGGGGCCAACCCGCATACGTGGGGTGCATCCTCGTCACGGTTCGAGGTTGTCAGTTCGTCGTTCGGGGATAAGGACGAAGTTCTCGATGGGATGGGCCTGTTAGGCGTGCGGGGCCGCAGAGAAGACCGCTCACGCTACGGATTGATTCGCTGCGAGGGCGATATCGTCCTTGAGCCGTCGATTCGGATGCTCGATTTCTTCATGTCGTACATTACCGGCATCGAGAGCACGGATACATTCGCTCCTACCGATAGCCTGACTGCGTTTGATATGTTCCATGACCCGTTCTCGACGGGCGCCCATTCGGCAGACTTTGACGAAATCTATGTCAACCGGGCCAGCCTAAGGTTCGGCGCCGGGTTGTTGCGGCTCACCCTTAGTTGCATCGGCAAGACGGTAACGCACAACCAGACTTGGAGCGGTTCTATTCCCGCCCTTGGTGCGACTGCGTTGCTTGACGACCCGCTGGCGTTCTACGACTCGGCGAGCGGATTCACGATTGACGGCCAATCGAGCCTGCCTATCGAGGAAGGTGAGTTGATTATCGACAACGTATTGGATGTCCGCTTCCGCAATTCACAGACAGCCCAAAGCATTCGGGCGACCGACCGTATCGTTTCATTAGTGACGAACATCCCGCTGACGTCGGCGCTTAAGACCGTATTCTTCGGCGACAACGCGGCGGCCGACGCAACGATTGTTCTAACACGCGGGAGCGTATCGGCCACCTTCACGCTGTTCAATCTAAAAGCACCGGACGAGTGGCCGGGCGTCGGTGGCAAGGGTGAGCAGCCTTTGATCCTGCGATCGGTAGCACGGCGTGATTCGAGCGACCCGGATATTAACGTGGTCATTGACGAGACGGTTTAACAAAAGGCCGAGAGGCCGGAACACAAAGCTATAAGGAATGTCCGAAACGAATGGCTATCTGTCTCCGTTCATCCATGACGGATTGGACCGCGTTGGTGAAGTCCCGGAGTCTCCGGGGCGCTGGAGCGCATGTAAGTTTCGCTACCGCCCCCTATCGGCCGACGAAGAATCGGTCATCCATTCCAAGCTGCGGATTGCGGAGCGCAGCGGTCAGCCTGCCTCGATGGCCCGCCTATATGCCGAGGCGTTCGCTGGCCAAGCCGGAATAAAAGGCAACCTCCTGGATTGGGACGTCAAGGACGCCAACGGCCACAAGATCAACGTAAGCGTCGACACGCTTTGCCGGCTGCATCCTGGGTTCTTCGACGCCCTGTTAGTCACGATCTCAGGGGCGGGCGTGCTGCCCTCCAATGAGACAGAGCGCGAGGCCGAAGCAAAAAACTCTGCCGCGGCGTCCGGGCAATCCTCCTAGACGCCGCCCCCCTGGAAAAGTCGCTTTCCAATGAAAACCTGCTATTCTATATCGAGTACCGGAATTGTCGGCTTACTGGTAAGTGGCCAGACGATCCGTACTTTCTTTGGAAAGCGCGCCTCACGTCCGAGGTCGAAAGCGAATGTTTGGAAGAAAGGCAGCGAGAAGCGATTCGGTCGACTCTCTCGACGAGTTGGCGCTCACCTGGAGGGAGCACGCCGACAACCTATCGCGGTTAGAAATCGCGCTGAGACGGACGCATCCAGAAACGATTACGACGAGCGACTGGACTCGTATTCGTCGCTGGTATCTCGAAAGCGTAGCGCGGGACTTTCGTATCGCCCATGCGACGGCAGATCGTCTAGCAGCCATTGCGAGGCAGCTAGATGAGCACCGTAATTCGCAAGGGCATCGTTGAGCTTGAGCTAAGGGCCACAAAGGCTCGTCTTGAAGCACCGCAAATAGACGCCGCTGCGCGCGCGTACAAGGAAGTCGAGAAGGCGCAGCAAGAAACGGCGAAGACCGCAGACGAAGTAGCAAAAGCCACTGAACGGCAGGGCGTAGCAGCAAAACGCGCAACCGACGCATGGGCCGCCGGACTTAAAAAGGTCAATGACGAATGGAAGCGCACCGGCAGCGGTCGTGATAGTTGGGGCGAAGGTCTTTCTCGTATGCGGCAGCAGCAACAGGATACTGCTGCCGCACATCAGCAAGCGGCGCGGGCGGCTATCGAGGCGACGAGAGTAAATCAAGAATTCGGGGCGAAGACATTAGCGTCATTCAGGGAAGCCGGCGAAGGTGCCCTGCGTCTAACTCGCGGTCTAGCGCTATTAGGCGCTAGCGGCAGCGATGACATGCGGAAGATCGTTCAGAGCGTAGCCCTAGCACAGGGCGCGCTCGATGTATTCGCTGGTGGGCTCAAGGTAGTTACGAATCTCGCAACGGCGTTCGGCGGCCCCGTAGCAGCAGCAATCGCTGGCGCGACAGCCGCTATCGGTCTCGGGGTCGTAGCTTGGAGCCGCTGGAAGTCATCGGCCGAAGAGGCGCGCAAAGCTGCCGAGGAAGCTCACAAGGCAGCGATGCAGTTTGCGCAGGAATTCTCCAAAACATGGGATGAACAGCAGCGGCGCGAGTCCGCCGCCCGCAGTCGGCGCGAAGCCATTCTAGGTTTGCGGCGCGATGCGTCCCTTACGCCCGAATCAAGGGCAGGGAGGCTTGCCGCGGAAGGGGCCGGGCTAGCTGGAGAGTTGCGGGAATTAGAACGCGAACGCGAACGTCGCTTGGGTGGTTTTCAGCCCGGCGGATTTCGCGGCGGCGCCGAAGAGGCGTTCGCTGCCCTCCTAGAATTCGGCTCCCGCGCTGACCTGGGGAAGGCTCGTGATTTTGAAGAGCGCCGGCAGAGCATTAGCGAGCGTCAACTAAAGATTGACCAGGAGCAGTTCAAAATCCAAAAGGAATCTATCGAAGCCAGTCGGCGCATTACCGACCAATTAGGCGGCGCTGCGGTAGGTGGAGCCGCCGGAATTGGTGTCTCTACGTTCGCTCCGTTTGCGACACAAGCCGCAGCTAATGCGACGTTCGCATTGAATGACCAAATGGCCCAAGCCATGCGCGACTTTGCAAACCGTGCAGAGGCCGCGATGAACACGATCATTGACACGATCGAAGCGGCTGCGAAACGAGCCGAGCAAATCGAGCGGCAGCTTACACCAGCGCATCCGAACTAGCGCAATAGCGAAAAGAAAAACCACATCGCCCCAACTAAGCACACTACGACAAAGATAGGCCAGCCGTTGTATATCCAAACCAAATAGAAGACGCCGGTTAGTACACCGACTGCGGCGCTGATTGCGAGCGATGACATCCACACAAAGAACACGATTCGGAAGATCGCATTAAACGACGGCTTAGGGTCTTCCATGCCCAACATCATACCAACGCGATAGATGATTTTCCAATACTCCGGATTCCCCTCTGAGACAGCCGAAGCGATGCCGGAAACCTTTACCGTGCAGCGCCGCTACAACGCGCGCGGATTCGCGCAAACCCTTGTAAAGACAATGGTTGTGCGCGTCGACATCATAAAGACTTCGCAGGCCACGGTGCACGCCCGGCTAGTCCAATGGCGGGACGCTTTGGAGCTGGAAGGCGGATCGGCACGGTTCATTTTAGACGGCGGCGGGGATTCGATTTACAGCCTCCCGTCCGCCGGCAGTCGCGGTGTTCGCATTCTTAATAACGATTTCTGGACGGAAGACGGCAAAGCCCACTACGCGACCGGACATCCACTCAGGGTAACTTTCCAAGCTGAGTATTTGATCTCGGATTCTGATCCCTACGTGCACTTCCGAGAGTCGGTAACGAAGATCGGCAACGGCGGCCCGCGCTACGTCATGCAAGAACTAGACGGCGGTACGCCCATTCAGCAAATCGTTTCGCTCACGACGCCTGTCGTTGTGATTCAAGCGGGCGAAGCAATCGGCGCGGCTGCTTATCCGCCGATTCCGTCTTCAATGTTCCCCGGCTTCCTGGACAACCCGGAGGAAGCGATCTCACGCGAAAGCGCGCGCCGAGACGGCCCCTCGCTCGTCGACTGGCCCATCCGCTGGCAGTACCGGCACACGCTGAACTTTAACCCTGGGGTTATTTCCCCAACTAGTATTTAGGAATTGAGAGATGGCGACTATTAACTGGATTGGCAACGCACACGCCACGAAGCAAATCGACACGATTACGGTTGCCGATACGTGGACTGCTGCGGATACCGTCACGCTGACGATGAACGGCAAGGATATTATCATCACGATTGGCGACGGCACCACGACGGCGCAAGTCGCCGAATCAATCCGCGATGCGTGGAACGCCTCTAGCCGAATCGACGGCACGGGTAGCAATACGAATACCTCGAACGCGGGCGGGCAGGAGTTCGGGGAATTCTCGGAAGCGACCGCAGTTATTTATCCAACAGCGACGAGCGTTGTGCGCATCATCGGCAACGTCGCCGGCCGCCCGTTTACTTTGAGCGTTGCCCAGACGGTAGCCGTCGATGGCACGGCAACAGAAGCAACCGCACAAGCCGCAACCGGCCCGTGGCATTGGAACAACGGAGACAACTGGAGTGCTGGCGCCGTTCCCGCGAATGATGATGTTTGCGTGTTCAGGGACAACGATGTTCCGGTCAAGTACGGGCTGCCGAACGGATCGTTGGAAGTTACTATCGAACAGTGGCAGAGTTATACCGGGCAAATCGGCCTGCCGCCAATCAACCGCGACAACGCATCGAAGCCTTATTTTGAGTACCGCCAACGATATGTACGTTTGGACGATGCGGGAACGGGAACAAACATCGCACACCGTTTCGGCATAGGCCACACGGGCACCGGATCATCGCTTATCAACCTGAAGCATTCGACGCTAAAGTGTTCGCCGATTGTATTTAATACAGGCTCCGCACAGCAGCAGCTTAGCCAGTACGCGCTCAATATCTGTTGCACGGCCAATACGTCGACGCTTGATATTATCAACGGTTCGGTGGACTACAGTTCGCAGGATGGCAGTACGTCGGCGTTTGTTACCGTCTCCCAGGTAGCCGGCGATTCGCGTAGCGTGTCCGGTACGGTCGCCGCAGCCGCGATAACTATCGGCGGCGGTACGGCGCTAGTCGGCGGCACGGCGGCGATTTCAGCGATTACCCTTCGTGGTGGCACTCTGCGACTGGAAAGCCAAAGCGGAACGATTACTACGCTCAACGCCAACGGCGGTACGGTACTTTGCATCAACATCGGAACGATTACCGCCCTCTTGGTGAACGCAGGCAGTACGTTTGACGCTCGCAATGCGGTCGCCGGCTTCATTCTTACCCAGGGCGACGTTTATCCGGGCGGTCGATTCCTTGACCCATACCGCAAGATGAATTCCGCATCATCAGTCGTGCAACTACACTTCGATACCAATGACATCCAGTTTGGTGCGACAGTTGGCAACCCGATTGTGATTGCAACTTAATGCCCACAATTACCGTTACAGTCCGAGGCAGCGATAAACACAAGGTATTGTCTGCGTCTGATATTAAAGACGTCGACGAGGATTCCGAAGGCGGCTCCGTACTCAATCTCCGCGACGGAACGAGCCTTCCGGTTACAGATACTTATTCGGAAATTAAAGCAGCAATCGACGCGGCAGAAGCAGGCACGATTGCCGCGAGCTACTTGCAAATCACGGACGGAGTTACGGCCCCCGGCGCCCTTGCTGGCGTGGCTAGGCTTTATGTCGATACGGCTGACGGCGACCTCAAATGCGTTTTCGCAGATGGGTTCGTTAGAACTATTGGGGCGGATTCCTGATGCCCGGACCAACTTATGCCAAGTTTGCAAATACATTCGAGTCGCAAGGATTCGACTTCACGCTCGGACCTGGGGTGCAGCCTTCGGTATGTTTGCTCTATACGGTCCCGCACGTTCCGACTTTGAATCAAGTCGGCATCTTAGAATTTGGCACGGTAGGCGAGCCGCCCTTTTCGCTTCGGGACTGCATCGTAGAGCAGCCCAGATTAGAAGCCAGCAGCGGCGGGCAAAGATGGACGCTCCCCGTTCAGGACCGCCGGTGGAAGTGGAAGTTTGCGCACATATCGGGTTCGTACAACATCCGCAAACCAGACGGGACTTACTTACGGGAAAAGACGCCGCAGGAACTAGCGGCCTTGCTCCTGGTCGAGATGGGGGAGACTGGCTACGACGTCTCCCGACTGCCGAATGACCCCCGCCCAGAGCGGCAATGGGACGATACGCCCGCGGCCGGGGAACTCGACCGGCTTTGCGCCGAGCTAGGCTGCATTGTCACTTTGAATCCCTTCCTTGACCGCGCCGAAATCTGGCCCGTAGGCGTAGGCGCCACGCTGCCTAGCGGCCCCACACAAGGGGCGTCGTATGCCCCAGTGAAGTTAGCCACCCCATCTAACATCCGCATCGACGCGGGCGAGACGTGGTTTCAGGATACGTTTGTGTGCGAAGCCGTGGGACTCGATATCGATGGAAAGTGGAAGCCGATCGCTCAACTAAGTTACGCCCCGGCGAGCGGGTGCTGGGGCTGGCCGCCGCAGGGCTTTCCGCGTTTCACCGATTCTCAAACATATACCTTGCATGGCCGTACTCTCAAGATTCGAGATTTAGCGGAAGCGACTGTTTTCAGGTGCTATAGAGTTTCTGGGTTGCTGCCGAAACTCTTTGCGCTTCCGTGGGACGTACCAGGCTACAACGACTTTCCACACTCCCCGCAATTTGAACCTAGCTCACTCAAGGATTTCAAGATAACTGATGAGTTATGCGACGAAGAAATAAGTACCGCAGATGGGGGATTAAGGCGGCTTCCGGCAGTCGTCTATTCAAAGTATTGGCGGGAGGGCAAAAAACTAATGCAGCACCCCATCCGCTATCCGGGCGGATTTAGTTTCAACACTAAGCACAGCATCCTACAATTCAACGACCCGTTATTTCAGTTTGAGCAAGGCACTAACAAAGTAGTACAGGCGTTCGTGTATTACGAATGCGCCTTTAACGCCGGCAGTGCCGGAATTATGCACCGGATCAAGTACGAGAACTCGACTGGGGCTCAGCAAACACCAATAAAAATTATTCAGCGACAAGAAGTATTAACCCGTATTATCCAAAGGTACGACTCAGTTTTCAGCCCTACCAATCTAGAAAACAATTTTCCAGACGCAAACCAACGGCTGCAATATTGGTACAACGCCGAACTAACCCAGTACAACCAAGTCGACGGCGGGACATTGAGCTACGCGAGCTTAATGAGAATTCCCCTCGACGGGCTGACTCAGCAAGTTACTTGGTCGGGCGGCGGACGGCGCGCACCCGTAACAATCGCCAGCCAAGGGCAGAGGCATAACCGTTATATCGAACCGCTGGATTCTTACAGGGATAGATTGGCTGCAAAACGAGCGGAGCAAATTGCAACCAGACTTGCCGGCGAGTTCGCCGTCCGTGCAATTGGGGGTGGCGTCGTATGAACACAATTCAGGAAGGCGTTGCGCCATCCGACAAATACCGCGTCCCGGTTCGCAACACTTCTAGCGAGACAATCCCGCCATACGGGGCAATGCAAGTCGCCAGCTCCTCCCTCGTCGGCGACGATAAAGTTTTCAACGTCATCAAACCAAACGGCGCGCCGGGCGCAAAAGTCTACCTCAACGGGCCGGCGGAAATCCCGGTTAGCGAGCCAGGTCACGGCACGGACGAATACCCTGCGGAAGCATTGATAACCGGAACCGTAGTCTTCGGCGCCGAGATCGGCCCGGTTAATGCAAGTTGGGCGCTAACCGCCAGTGGGAAGGGCTTTCAGTTTCTTGGGGGACTCGCGGGAGGCGTCGGTAGGGTGGCCGCCAAGGGCGGTACGACGGCGGGCGATGATTTCCCCTTAATTAAAATCCTCAACGTCAGCGGGCTTCCTAAAGCGTTTGGAAGCATCGTTGGCTACGGACTACCAGTCGACCCTCCGCCGGGAACCTTACACCGTATCCCGACGTTCCAATCCGTCGCCCCAACGAAGGGCAAGCCGTTCGCCGTCTTGCTACAGGATATCGCCACAAGCGCCGTAGGCGACGCCGGGCCATGCGGGGTAGTTCCAGTCCAGATTGACTACACGGACGCCGCACACACCAAGGCGGACGCGATCACGAACGATTACGCGAAGTTGCGGAGCGGCGCCGAAGGCCCGGCGATTATCCTCTGGCGTGAGAAACAAGGCATCTCGGGAAGCGGGACTCTGGGGGTTCAATGGGCTCGGGTGCTGTTGGATCGCTTTGAAGCCACGACTGTTATCAGTGAAGACATCCGCGGCGTCTCGGCCGGCGGGATCGGGGCGGCGACTGGCTCGCGCGACGGCCCGCTTACTCCAGGCGTCGGAAACGCTAGGCTATACAACCCACCAGCTAGCGGCAATGCCGGGGTTGCTTGGCAGGTAGGCCAGATAGTAAGTGTTGAAAACTGGATGCGCGGCACGATCCCAGACTACAAACCGCTTCTATTGCGGCCAAGCAGACTGGACGATAACGATAATACGATCTATACGGTTATCGCCGAAGGCTGTGCGGAAATTCCGTCGCAGGAGCAATCATGACCGCTGCCTTCGATTGGTCGCCCGGCGGCTGCTGCTGCAAGGTGCCGGGTTTCTTCGACGTGTACTGGACCGGCCAGACCGGCTTGGAGAGTCAGCGGTTAGTGCGCGCGCCGACGATGTTCACACCCACCGTACACGATGATTCGTGGACTTTGATCGGCTGGGGCATCGACAAGAGCGCAGTCGGCGCCGGCGCTAACGTTGTGCCGGCCGGCGCAGAGTTGGTATGGTCACAGGAAGTGCGCGACGGCGCTCCGGCAAACGCAACCGTAATGTGCCTCTACGATCCGGTCGCCCGCCAGGAACTGCTGGCAACGAATCTGCCCAACACAGCGCCGGCCGGCGGCGGTGTAATCAATATGCTGGGCGGCTGTTCGCCGACTGCCGCCGGACAGGTATTCAATAAAACCGTAGGGTTTGGGCTTAGTGCTTTTCAGGTAGCCGGAGACTGGCATGAAGTGCTCGCAAGCGGCGGTGTGCGGACTGGGAACTTTGGCGGTGTGCAGCAGACGTTTCGCGTCAGCCAGCGGGCGTTGCGGCACTGGCCATTCTGGTCCTGCGTCACGGCCCATTCTCCACTCTCCCCGCCGCCGGTGTTCGAGTGGTCCATCGGCGAATTGAATCCAAGCGCCGACACGATCGAATTAACAGTCGTTTACTCACGGCAGGGGACCAGCGGCGGACAATGGGTTTGTTTCGATCACACGCCGGCCGGCTGGGCTGGGGTGGTCAGTTTTACGGATAGCAGCAGCATGGTCCACGAGGTGCTGCTCATCAACGGCAACGAGATCGAAGATCGCATCGTCCCATCCGGCTTTCCAGGCACCCGCGGCTTCGGCGATTTCATGCACGTGGCGTACGGCAGCGGCGAAGCGATCATCGCACGTCGGGAGGGCACTACCAGTTCGTGGCGGCTGCGCTGCTACAGCGGCAGTGGAGGATTATTGTGGGAGTCCGCGCCGGGCGGCGGGGACTCGCAATGCTGGGCTAGCAGCGACAACTGGCTATACTGCTTCGTCTCGGGCGCGATAGCCGCGGCGATGCCGAATCTGCAATTTCCGTTTGTCGACGACAATGGCCAGCGCCATTGGTATCTGGTGAAGCGCGACGGCAGCCAGACGGTGCCGATGGGCACACTCAACGACAATGGGACGGTTACTCGCTGGGCGGAACCGGGTGGGATTGATGAAAACGCACTTATTCCGGGCATGGAAAGCGGCCGGGCGGACGTGGTTCACGATTCGACGCTCATCGAGCAATCTCTGCCGGCCGACGCCCAAGATTTTATTTAACTCGGCAACTCAATACACCCCACCAAATCAAGCACCCCCACCACCACGATAGCCAGCGTGGCCAAGATGAGAATCGGGCCGTAGGAGCGGGCTGAGTTGTTGAGGTTCATGGGGCGGGAGGAAGCGGCAGCCAGTGCGTGACGCCTTGTAATTCTGGATTACCTTCTCGGCTATCATGGTGAAACCCAAACCAGCTACCATTTACCTGAAACGAAACAAACCAGCAGCCGCGCGCAAATACAAGTACACACTCCTCTAAATCTTCCGGTAGCCGTTCGCTAACCGGGATGGGGCGCGGCCATTCAATGACGCCGTGGAAGTTCTTTGGCGGTGGGTATGATTTGTCGCCAAACTTCAATTCGTGAATGCTGCTTTCCATCCCCTCGATTATACAGCCCCAGGCGACCGAAGGGCTAGAAGCTAAACCAGCCTAAAAACCTGTCCCACCAGTTGAACGGATTGAAAAGTAGCGTCGACGGCTGCCGGCTTCCGGTAACTCGTGGGTCATAGTAACTGCGAACCGTGATAGCTTCCGACGAATGCCCTAGCGAATCTTGAGCCGAGCCGCCGGCTAGTTTCAAGTACGAAGCGTGCGAGCGTCTTAGCCGATGCAACATACTTCGCCGGTCGGTCGGTAAGTCCGCATCCCGTAGGATGCTCTTCAAGTGGAAGTAGCACGTCGTCAAATGAATGTGCGCAAACGGCGTTTCGTGCTGGTGAACTTCCAATAGCTTCCGCATCGCTCGTCGCGTCGGGCGGCTCATTCGCTTCATCATCTCGCGGCCGTTTCCCTTGCGGTGTTTGAACGTAACCCAACGAGTCTTACAGTCGATATCGGAACGGCTTAGCGCGCGTACGGCCCCTACCCTTTCGCCCGAGTCCCAAATCAAGCCGAGCAGCGCCGGAAAGAAAATCGAATTGGGCACGCCGCCGACTTCGCCCTTGGCTCTGCGCGCCGCCTTGAACAGTCGGCGGATTTCATGCCGCAAGAATGCAACCGGGATATGCGGACTGCTGCGCGCCATCCTTATAGTCGGTGGTTTGACTAAAGCGTGCATCGCCGCGAACCGCCAGAGCGTGAGCAGCTTACAGCCTTCGCGCTCAATCGTCGCCGGCGCCTTGCCCTGCGACTGTCTATGAACGATGTAGCCTTTCAGATTCGCATCGGTTAGATCGTCTACCAACGCTTCGCGGCCAAGGTAAGCGGAGAAAAGTTTGCAGGTGCCGCCGAGAAGTTTGATTGTATAAGCCGACGTGATTGCGGTGTTCGTCGCTACATATTCTCCCAGCAACTCATTTAGCGTCATTTCGGTGCCTTTCTTTTATTGGCACCCTCCCTGGATTGTTGCCCTAGTCCCACTGGCCAGTTCGGCTTATCGGCACGCGAACGCAGCGCGCTTAGCGACAAGCTGGCGAATGCTAAAAAAAGCGGGGCAGCATGACCCGCGTAACTGGAAATCGGCGCGAGTACCCTCTCCGGTAGCTTGAAGGCGGTTGAAAACCACGGCTTCCACACTAATCAGGAGCCACGGCGGTTTCCACCGCTGGGAAAGAAATCCGCGCCCGTCCGGGGCGGAAAGGACACTTCAAGTGGCAGGTGCCCCTAGTCGTGAGGCTTGGGGGCGGCCGATGGCAAGTGCCGACGTTTCCGCGTTACACACCTGCCGCTTGATTTATAGGAAAGAATAATTTACACTACCGAGGATGTCAACGGCCGTGGTCACAAACGACGAAGCTAAACGCAACATTGCGGCGAATCTCAGTGCGCTTTGGATCGAAGCCGGTGAGCCATCATTACGTGAGATTGGGGCCGAGACTGGCGAATCTCATGCGGCCATTGGCCAATATCTTCGCGGCGATGTAATG